AGACGCTTTCGGCCTCGTCTCCAGCAAACCAGAATCGCTCTTCGATATCATCGGTTTCGTCACCAATACGTACAAACTTACAAGCGTAGGGGAACTTTCGTTCTTGCCAAAACTGTTCAGCTAACTGCTCAAGTCTCTGCAATCCCTGCACATCTTCATAGCTTTCGTACCACTTAATCCACTCGTAGTAGTACAGCATTATCAGCGGCCCACCTTCATCGTACATCTCCCAGTCTTTGTAGACCTCATGGTCTTGCACACGTTGGTCTAAGGCGTACACCGCCAATACTTCCTTGGCGTGTTCTGGGTTAGGCCACCCCACCGCGTAAAACACATCGCTTCGATATCCCATAAATCCTCCACTTACAGGTTGTTGATTCTCAGTAACTTGCCATTGTCAGGCACCGTCCGGTCATTGTTGAGCAGACACCACAGCACAGGGCACGACCACGTACCCCACTGCCCACCCAGATAGCCATCGGTAAACACGATCACCGCTTGGGGTGTGATGCTTTCGGCTTGCATGTGCTTGGTTACACACTCGACATAAGTACCACCGCCACCCCGTGGCTTAGTGCTTGCCACCATGTCAGCGACCTCGGCACCGTTGTACTTCTCATCACCACACACTGACGTATCCCAATACAGTAGGCGCACCGTCTCAGGCTTGACCACATCGCAGATCGACTTGACCTCCGATAGAAACGTAGTGATATCCCGTTGACTGATTGATGCTGACGTATCGATTGCGATTACAAGCTCATCGACGCTCTCACTTATTGTGCTTGGTAGATACACGTTAGCTCCAATGTATCTACGGTTGGGTCTAGCCCACGTCGAATAGTCATGCCCCGTACAGGTAGACTGCACAAACTCACGCAGTACCTCGCGCCAATCGACTTGCGGTTGTAGTAACTTGTCAAGGTCACGATCACCCCCCGTACCCAGCTTGCCAGCGATCAGCGCACCTTGACGTATCGCCTCGTCAATCTCACGACCAAGCTCACGCTGCTCGTCATCGGTCAACTCTTCGGCACCCTCCCAGTCATGGTCATCGAACCCACCATCATCGGGCTGGTCATCGCTATCCTTGAGTAGCTTGTACACTTGCGCTGAGTCCATACCACGGAACTCTGCGTCGAATAGACCGCAGCTTGGCATCTTGGCGAAGCCATCGCCGTTGTCATCGATTAGCTTGCAGTTAATCACGTAATCACAAGCGATATTCGCTAATTGTGGCGACTCGTCGTACATCCAACGCCACGTTGTGAGATGCTTGTACAGCTTGTGATAGCTCTCGTGCAGTATCAGAAAGCGAAGCTCGGCATCGTTGAGATCATCGACAAACGCTCGCCCATACATCTCGTCGCGTCCGTTAGTACACGCAGTCGGTACATCATCAACGACCTTGCGATCACCGATCATCAAGATACCTGCGAGATGCACGTAACGATCCTTGCCCATGATATCGACCACGGCTTTCTGCACGCGCTGCTCTGCTGTTAGTTGTTTACCTAGTGCTAGCATGTCTCCCCCTTACACCTTGTCTGCTGCGAACATGTAGTTGTTCTGCATTGCCCACTCAGTGAACTTGCGATTAGTCATAACCACGCTCTGCTTACTGTAGTTCTTAGCGCGTACCCCATTGACAAACATGCCTTGCGCTTCCTTGTCTAGCCGCACCATGTAATCCATCCACGCATCGATCCAGTCCTTGTCGATAGTGGCTAGCGCACGATACACCACCATGCAAACTGCTGACGCTGAATCAGGCACCTTGGCACTTAGCGGGTCAGACTTGATAGAGTCGAGCGACGGTAGCTGATCGGCCATCTTGACGAACGCCATGAGATCCATCGCACCGCGTTCACCGATTGTACCCATGAGCGCAGCCGTTACTGTTTGGTCATCCATAGCATCCCGCACCTTCAACGTATCACTGGCCGCTTCGAGCGAACGAGGCGATACAAACGCAGCACGCTGCGACTTGGGGTGGAATATGTAGGGATTCTCGTCAGGGTCCTCGATGTCAACGAACGAGTGGAAAAGCTGGGGGTTGTCTTTACACCAGCCAAGTAACGTATGGTCCACGCCGTTGTTGATACCCCACTCGATCCACTCTACGTTTGACGGCTTGCGTGTCGTAACCACCGTTACTCTGTTGCGTGCATGAGCAGGTAGTAAATCACCGACACCCTCCGCCCCGAGGTTAGTGGTAGCGAACACGATGCTGTCAGAGTGCAGTTTGTGACAGCCTACCTCCCGTTCGAGTATCACGCGCAGTAGCGCATTCTTAACTGCTGGGTTGGCCTTGCCGAACTCGTCGATCATCAAGATCACCGGCTTGCCGGTATGCACACCGAACTCCTCGTTGGGTACATAGCGCACGAACTCGTCGCTGTCATTGAGTCGCATCACGTTGGGTATGGTGATGTCACCCACATCCTTGGTTGTCGCGTCGAAGTAACACGCAACGTGATTAGGGAACTGCTTGGACAGGGTTTTGAGTAGCGTGGTCTTGCCCGTACCCATCTCGCCCTGCACGAGGACAGTCCGTTGTTGACCCACCGCACCGATCAGTGCCGATGCTTGGTCAAGGTTAAGTGCGTAAAGCTGCTGTGCTGTAGTCATAGCTACGTTTCTCCGTTGGTTGTTTTGTTATGGAACTCCATAACGTTGTTTGGTTCGGTTTACTGCCAGTCATTCCTGCGCTTAGTCCGAACCGTTCTTCTGTAACGCACATACTTCCGCGTCTCCACATGCTTGAAGTAATGCTGGCTTTCCGTCGAGTACATGTACATATAATCGTCGGGGTTCATCAGACCGTCTGCGATGGCATCGTTGAACGCATCGTGCGGGTTGGTTGTCTCCGTCCCGTACTGCCGCCACATAGTCCGTTCTTTCTCTGTGTAACGCATGGACCCTCCTAGATGTCCAGTGATGGTAAAGACTTGATCGCGTCATCGAGCACCGTCTTAGTGTGTGCTGCGAACGCATCGTCTTCCTTGAGTGCTTCCGGTGTCACGCCACGCAGGGCTTGACTCAGCTTAATCCGCATCGCTTCAAGCTGTGGGTCTTGCGCCACGTTGAGTGCCTTGAGCATATCGATTAGATCGTGCAGCGCATCGACCTTGCTGGCATGGATCCGCTTACCTGCCGCTACACCGTCCACGTCCAGCTTGTCGCTGAGGTTAGTGAGTGCTTCGTGTAGTCGCTTCCATAGGCTTACCATTGACTGATTTATAGCATCGTCGTAGGCGTCGGTGTAATGCTCGCGCAGTTGATCTGCCGCTTGCTGACCGATCCGCAGTCTGAAGTCATCGCTCATACCGTCCGGCTCAGGTATCATCATCCACACTGCTCGAAACTCGAACTTACCAGCGACCCGTTCGAGCGAGTCGTAATCGTCCATGTTGAACAGATAACCCAGTTGATTGCGTGCCTCGGCAATCGCTGTGCTGTAAATGTTGAGGAACTTTGCCACCATGCCATCGAATTCGACCTTGTGTCGGTCCAGCTTTGCCTTGTGCTCAAGGTATAACTCAGTTGGTATCAAGCGCAGACCTGAATCCATCCAAGGTAGCGTGAGTGCATAGTGCGTCTCGTTACGGACACGCGCTGCGAATTTCTGGATATCGACAAGCTCAGGACAATGCCCCAGCAGTCGCTTGGTGACGAGTGCCGCGTTGCTCGATGCTTGGTTCTGACTGTTGAGCCGTGCCGTTGCATCCTTGTCTTTCTTGCGACCCGAGTAAACTCTGATCGACAAATCAGTCAGCATGGCAGACGAACCGATTGAGATGACGCTTGATGGTTCGTTGATGCTCGTTACATTAGGTGCAGGTGTTGCAGCCGCCGTAAGACTCGTTACTGTGTTTTGTGTATCCATAAGGGATAACCTCCGTTGGTTGTGTAATGTCGTGTTATGGAATTCCATAACATTGTTATGAGTGAGTAAATAGCTCCCATTCATATGTATATTATACCATACGTGTCAAGTTTTGTAATGTCGCTACGTTTAATGTGGTTTGGTGTAATGTCGTATAAAGTCGCGTAATGTCGCTATGTGAGGGTCGGTAAGTCTTTGATAACTAAGTAATGTTCGTTTGTTCACGATTTTCAGAATTACACGGTTGGGCTAAAGTTGGGTTGGATTTTGTTTTGTTCGCTTTTTTAGGGGGGCAAAAAACCCAGCCGTAAAAAAATTGGTGCGACAAAGCGAACATTATAAATTTGTTATAAAACTATATAAATTAATATTATTTAATAATACTTACTATGTAGCATATACGTTTATTTAACTTTACTTGATTCTAAACTTAACAAAACTACACAGAACACTACGCCTACATAATGTCGCTCCGGTTTGCGAACATTACGAACATTAGGCTGCGTTATACCGAGTCGGCTTTGTCATCACTGAAACTTATTATGGGGCGCAACGCCGCGAAAATAACTGGTATCGACCTTGTTATGGAGTTCCATAACAAAGCCCTGTTCACTTGCATACAACAACGCAGGCGCAACGCCGCGACGAGAACTGGTATCAGACCGGCTATGCGCCGGTCCTGTTACGTTGCTCCATTCGATTTATGAGAACGTGGATTTGAGTAGGTAGGTCTTGGTGGATTTCGTTGACATGGCCTAGCGGGGATACATATTCGAGTCGGCCAGTAGCGGTGAGTCGGTATGCGCCGAAAGAGTCAGCATGGTCAAAACCATTGTATCCTTTCATGGCACGGTTGAGTCGGTTTAACAGTATTAGTTGATCTTGCTTATTCATTGTTCTCTCCAAGGATGGCCCCCTTTCGGGGGCCGGTTTGTTTAGTCTTGCTTGCCGTTGAGTTTAAGATGGAATCTTATACCCGCATCGATTCCTATAGTCTCGGCGGTAGTGCCTAGGGCTTGAATGAATCCGATGACGTTGAAGCTTGGCTCCTCAGCCTTTTGTGCTGATTTGGCTAGGGTCACCAATTGTTCGACTATCTTATCTTCGAGAGGCTTATTCTCTTTTTCCTCTTGCTTGCGCTCACCCGCTGCGATCTCTCTGAGTATAAGCGCATTTCTTAGGTCGCGTATGTTTGGGTTGATGCGTTGTTGCCATTTTCTTTTTTCCTCTGAGTCTTCAGGACTAAGTGTTTTGGTATCCTTGAGCATTAAGCCTCGGGCTTTTTCAGGGAATCCTAGCACTATCGCTGCCTTGATTTGTTCCCAGCATTCTGGCGTTGATAGCGAGATTGCGCTGTCCTTACCTTTTGGTGAGAGGCAATGATCTGCCCTAAACCCGGCAGCAAACATAGCATCTTCGAATTGGCCTTTTTTGCGTTCTGCGTCTTCAACTACGCTAGTTCGGCCAGTGATTGCTGTGGCAATCGATTCAGGTAACATACTCATTTTTTGTTCAGTAGACATACTTTGTCTCTCCTATGGTTTCGTCGTGAGCGGTATTGCTTCGACGTGATTAATAGTAACACCTATTAACTTTTAATGTCAATTCATACTTTGTTATGGACTTCCATAACATTTCGTAACTGGTTTCACCCCACCTACCCCGTACCCCCCGCGTGCTACGTGGGACTCCACACGGCTACTAGTATTACTAATTTGCTCAAATACAGAGCACTTTTCTGAGTTTGGGTTGGTATGTAGGTTGGGTACTACGAGGGCACAAAACCGCTAAGTTATTGATTTATATAGGTGTATTTTTACGGTAGTCCGCCATACCGTGTAGTTTGACTTGCTACTACTTCGTTTAGTCTAAAGGCGGATAGATTACTACTGCTCTTGTGTCCATGTTGACGTATGCCATGCGGACACCTAGCTTCTTCTGCTGGTCGCTTAGTTTGCGGTATATGCGGGTGGGCTTATTGCGCCCTGCTAAAATGCGTCGGGAGTCTTTCTTGGAATCAAGTAGATATACTTTTCCGGTGGCTGGGTTTACTGCGATAGCATCTACTGGACCTTGCGTTGCGTAGGGCCTAAAGACTAGATAGCCTAAACGTAGTAGATACTCACTAAGTATCGTTTCGCAGATCTGTCCGTCCTGATGAGTCTTGTGCATACCCATCCTTGGGTTACAGATGCGTCGTTTTTTATAACATACCTCTAATAATTACAACCTTGACCCCCCACCCCCTCTATATATGGAAAGGCCCCCCATAGGAGTCCCAACCTCCTTGTGCAAAAAATAATTTTTGTGTATAAACTGCCATTAACGGTCTTGAACCTGCGTAAAACTATGTCTTTAGTCATCTCTCCAGAGATCGGTGTGCCGTACTCAAAAGAAGTTCCGTATATGGACTTGAAGGAGCGCATCGAAGCCGCCTGTAATACGGCGTTACAATTAGCAGAGCATGGGTTAGACGTACCAATGACAGTAGAAGACGAGATTGCAGCCGCTGCAATCACTACGGCGTACGCGGATAGCCCAGATAAAACATCAAGAGCGGTGAGCACAAAGCGCGTAGCGAAGATGACCCCTGCATCGTTAGTGCTAACTAACAACATATTGCAAGAGTTTGGGCAATCTGTCGCAGAAAACGCAGTTCAGATCCGCCACTTAGTCACAAACAAGCTCCTGCTAGAGTCCGAAAACCCCGATGCCAAGGTACGAATACGTGCATTGGAGTTGCTAGGTAAGATTTCCGATGTAGGACTGTTCGCTGAGAAGTCAGAAATCACGGTAACGCACCAGTCAACGGACGATTTACGGGCAAAACTGCGTTCTAAACTCGAAAAACTAGTTAATCCGCCTATAGAAGCGGAAGATGCGGTGTTTGAAGAGGATGGACCCGTCGATTTAGACAAAGAATTGGGGTTAATTCCAGAAGAGTCGTACGACGATGACGCTTGAAGCGGGATTAGATTTCTCCGAAGAAGAAATTCAGGTCATGTTGACCAATCTGGAGCATTATACGCCAGAAGAAGTTGCGGAAATCGACAGATTAGTCGATGAGCTAGAGAACCGCAGAGCAAACAAGCTTGCCTATGACGACTTGATCGAATTTTGCAAGCGAATGCAACCTGACTACAAGGTGGGTAAACACCACCGTCGCCTAGCCAAGATGTTAATGGCAATCGAACAAGGGCATAAGGATAGGATCTGTGTCAATATTCCGCCCCGCCACGGAAAATCACAATTAGTGTCTATTATGTACCCGGCGTGGTTTCTGGGGCGGAACCCTAATAAGAAGGTCATGATGGTGTCGCACACCACGGACCTCGCAGTAGACTTCGGTAGGAAAGTAAGGAACCTAATTAATACAGATGAGTACAGGTCTATCTTCCCTACCGTGTCGCTTGCGGTTGATTCTAAGTCGGCTGGCCGCTGGAATACGAATATGGGCGGCGAATACTATGCGTGCGGTATTGGATCGTCGATTGCAGGTCGAGGCGCGGACTTATTACTGGTTGATGATCCTCACTCAGAACAGGATGTAATCAACGGGAACTTCGAGGTGTTCGAGAAGGCATATGAGTGGTTTACGTTCGGTGCGCGTACTCGTTTGATGCCGGGAGGCCGCGTAGCGATTATCCAGACCCGCTGGCATATGGATGACCTGACAGGTCGCGTAACGCGAGATATGGCCCAGAACCAGTTGGCGGACCAGTATGAGATTGTAGAGTTCCCCGCAATCCTTGATACAGAGGACAAAGAGGGCACGCCTGTACAGAAACCGTTATGGCCTGAATTTTTTGACTTGAACGCACTGCTGCGTACTAAGGCATCCATGCCTGCGTTTCAGTGGAACGCGCAGTATCAACAAGAACCCACGGCGGAAGAAGCGTCGATCATTAAGCGGGAATGGTGGCAAACTTGGGTTGGGGATAGCCCTCCAGTATGCGAGTACATTATCATGTCGCTTGATGCGGCAGCAGAAAAGCATAACCGTGCAGACTTTACAGCATTAACAACGTGGGGTGTCTTCCTAAACGAAGATGCAGATGCGTATAATATAATACTGCTGAACAGTATTAAGCAGCGATTAGAGTTTCCAGAACTTAAAGACTTAGCAATGGAAGAGTATCGGGAGTGGGATCCAGATGCGTTTATTGTGGAGAAGAAAAGTTCAGGTACCGCACTCTATCAAGAGATGCGTAGGATGGGGTTACCGGTATCGGAATACACACCGCATCGAGGTTCGGGGGATAAGTTAGCCCGATTAAATTCCGTTTCCGATATCGTTGCGTCTGGTTTAGTTTGGGTACCCCAAACAAGGTGGGCTGAGGAAGTCATCGAAGAGATTGCTGGATTTCCATTTATGAGCCATGATGACTTGGTGGATTCTACCGTCATGGCGTTGATGCGTTTTAGGCAAGGTGGGTTTATTCGTTTGCCGACTGATGAACCCGATGAACAAAGATATTTTAGACAGCGCCGTGGTGGGTACTACTAAGAGGCTAAGTTATGGCGATTGAAAAAGGTTTGTATGCGGCTCCCGAAGGTCTAGATGATATGCTGGGCGTAGAACTGGAGGGCGAAGAACCTGCAGAACTGGAGATCGAAGTTGTCAACCCAGAAATGGTCACACTGGACGATGGAAGTGTCGAGATTACGATTATTCCTGACGCTAACATGGCTGATCTTGCAGATTTCAACGTTAATCTTGCTGAAGTCCTGCCAGACGATGTTTTACAAAATCTCGCAAATGACGTTTTGGGGTTCGTTGAAGCAGACATTGATAGCCGTAAAGACTGGGCTGACACGTTTGTTAAAGGGCTTGAAGTTTTAGGATTTAAATACGAAGAGCGTACGGATCCTTGGGAAGGTGCGTGCGGTGTCTATTCTAACGTCCTTGCCGAAGCTGCTATTCGTTTCCAAGCGGAAACAATGAGTGAAACTTTTCCCGCCGCTGGTCCTGTTAAAGTAAAGATACTAGGCCAAGAAAACCCCGAAAAGATTGAAGCTGCCGAACGTGTTCGTGCAGATATGAATTACGAGTTGACTGAGCGGATGGTGGAGTACCGTTCAGAACATGAGCGAATGTTGTATAGCCTCGGGTTGGCTGGTTCCGCATTTAAGAAAGTTTACTACGATCCCAATATGGGACGACAAGTTGCTATCTATATTCCCGCTGAAGATGTTGTCGTGCCTTACGGCGCAAGTCATATCGAAACCGCAGAGCGTGTAACGCACATCATGCGGAAGACCAAGAACGATTTGAAAAAACTACAAGCCAGTGGTTTTTACCGTGATGTTGATCTTGGCGATCCTCAGCCCTACCACAGTGACATTGAAAAGCAGAAAGCTGAAGACAGCGGTGTCTCGCTAACTGACGATGACCGATACGCGATCTACGAGATCCATGCGGACATGGTGATCGACGAGCTTGATGATGACGATATTGCTAAACCTTACGTTATTACGCTTGAGCGTGGTTCCGGGGAAGTTCTAGCTATTCGACGTAACTGGGCAGAAGAAGATCCATTGCATCTTAAGCGTCAGCATTTTGTGCACTATGTATATGTGCCCGGATTTGGGTTTTATGGGCTTGGCCTCATCCACATTATTGGTGGTTATGCTAAAGCTGGTACCTCTCTTATTCGCCAGCTAGTTGATGCGGGTACGTTGTCTAACCTTCCCGGCGGGTTAAAAGCTCGTGGACTTAGGATCAAAGGTGATGACACGCCGATTGAACCGGGCGAATGGAAAGACGTTGATGTACCGTCTGGCTCGATCCGCGACAACATCATGCCACTTCCTTATAAGGAGCCAAGCCAAACGCTGCTCGCGTTGCTGAACCAGATTACTACGGAAGGTCGTAGGCTGGGTGCTATCAGTGATATGAACATCTCTGATATGTCGGCCAATGCGCCAGTTGGAACCACACTAGCTCTGTTAGAACGTACATTGAAGCCGATGGCTGCGGTACAGGCCCGCGTTCACTACGCCATGAAGCAAGAGTTCAAGATGCTCAAGGCGATTATGTCGGAGTACGCTCCGGCTGAGTATGGGTACGAGCCGATTCGTGGTGCGGTTACGGCTAGAAAAGACGATTACATGGCAGTGGATGTGATCCCTGTCAGTGACCCAAACAGTTCGACAATGGCGCAGCGGGTGGTGCAGTACCAAGCAGTATTGCAGATGGCCCAGACAGCTCCGCAGATATACGACTTACCGCAGTTACACCGACAGATGATTGAGGTGTTAGGCGTTAAGAACGCAGAAAAACTCGTGCCGATGGAGGACGACCTGAAACCGACAGACCCAGTAAGCGAGAATATGGATGCGTTGACTGGCAAGCCGATGAAGGCGTTCATGTATCAGGACCACGACGCTCACATAGCGACCCACCAGTCGTTTATGCAAGACCCCCAAATTGCTCAGATGATTGGGCAGAACCCGCAGGCGCAGGCAATTATGGGCGCGTTGCAGGCTCACTTGGCAGAACATACGGCGTTTAAATACCGTAAGCAGATGGAGGAGAAGATTGGCGCAGCATTGCCACCTCCAAACGAGTCATTACCAGAAGACATCGAAGTTTCGCTAGCGCAGGTTATGGCAAAAGCGGGTGTTCAGTTGTCTCAGGCAAACCAGCAACAAGCTGCACAAGCCGCTGCACAGCAGCAGATGCAAGATCCTACTTTCCAGTTACAACAACAAGAACTCGCAATCAAGCAGGCCGAAGTACAGCGAAAAGCGCAGAAAGACCAGATGGACGCGCAGTTACGTATGGCCGAGCAGGAAAGGAAGACGCAGAAAGATGCAGTAGACGCTGCGATAGACGCGCAGCAGCTTAAATTAGATCGTCAAGAACTAGAACTTGAAGCTGAAAAGGACGGTATGAAACTTGCCGTTACGACTAGGGATATGGACGACAAAATTGGTGTTGAGCTTGCCAAGATTCTTGAAGGAAGAAACCGAGGTAGCTAGTGGCTAAAACCGTCTTTGACGTGCTAAGAGATAAAATCGAGGAGGATCGCTCCTCTGCAGTGGATTTTCTTGCATCGGGGGGAGCTAAAGACTTCACCCAGTACAAGGAAGCAACAGGCTTGATTCGAGGTCTAGAGACCTGTTTGTCCCATATAAATGACCTTGCCCGAAATTACATGGAAGATGACGATGAGTGAAGCTATCGCTGAAGTTGAACTAACTGAAGAGGATATTGAAAACCAACTCCCAACACCTGTGGGCTATAGAGTTTTAGTAGCGTTACCCCAAGTCGAAGAAACTTATGGGGAATCAGGATTAGTAAAGTCTGCAACGACAATTAACCAAGAACACGTCATGTCGATTATTGGTTTGGTATTGGACATGGGCCAACAAGCCTATGCTGATGAAGACCGATTCCCGACAGGTCCGTGGTGTAAAGCCGGGGATTACGTGATGTTTAGGGCCAATACAGGCACTAGATTCAAAGTTAATGGAGTAGAGTATCGTTTGATGAACGATGATTCTATTGAGGCTGTGGTTGCTGACCCACGCGGTATTACCCGTGCATAAGGAGTAGACAATGCCATTTCAGAAAGTTGAATTTGAGTTTCCTGACGAAAAAGAAGAAAGTATGGACATTGAGGTCGAACCGTCCAGCGCAGAAACGTTAGGGAAGGCTAAGAAAGAAGAAACATCTGACGAAGTAGAGGTAGAGATCATCGATGATGATATCCCTGCTAAAGATAGAGATGAGAAAGGTCAGTTACGTAAGCCCGGAAAACCCCCGGAAGATTTGACTGACGATGAGCTTGACGAGTACTCAGAGAAAGTACAAAAGCGGATTAAAAGTCTATCTAGGGGGTACCATGACGAACGGAGAGCTAAAGAGGAGGCCTTTAGAGAGCGTCAAGAATATGAACGTCTTGCTCAACAGCTTGTCGAAGAGAATAAACAGCTAAAAGGGGCGGTTAGTAAAAACCAAGAACTTTTACTGGAACAAGCAAAGCGTACGGCTAATGGTGAAATGATATTAGCCAAACGTGCGTATAAGCAAGCGTACGAAGCGGGGGATGCAGACAAGCTCATAGAGGCACAAGAAAAGCTAACAAACGCAAAACTTAAAGCAGATAGGTTAAATAACTTGAAACCTGATGCTTTACAAGGAACTGAAACTCCTGTAAAAACGGAGCCAGATACACAAAACAACGTTCCAGTACAAGAGGCACCTGTTGTCGATGAACGAGCTAACGAATGGGCACGGTCTAATTCGTGGTTTGGGCAAGATGATGAGATGACCAGCTTTGCACTGGGGCTGCATACAAAATTAGTCAAAGAGGGGGTCAATCCCCAAAGTGACGAATACTACGAGAAAATAGATTCTCGTATGCGACAAGTGTTTCCCGATAATTTCGAGGATACCGACGAGGAAGTTGTTACAAGGTCTACAAAATCAGCAAATGTCGTTGCACCCGCTACGCGGAGCATTGCGCCTAAAAAAATTAGGCTAACCCAAACGCAAATGACACTTGCTAAAAGACTGGGATTAACACCTCAACAATACGCCGAACAGGTTGCAAAAGATATGAGGAAGGCAAATGGCTGAGAATCGACTAAACCGTGATCTAGACACGAGAGAAAAAACTGGCCGAAAAAGGGCTTGGCAACGTCCAGAAGTACTACCTTCTCCCACACCGGAGGATGGGTATGCTTACAGATGGATACGCATTAGCACTTTAGGAAACGTCGATCCAACCAATGTATCTTCCAAACTTCGTGAAGGTTGGGAACCGGTAAAAGCTACGGAACACCCCGAAATTACTCTGGTAAGCGTCGAAAACGAACGCTTTAAAGATAATATCGTGCAAGGTGGTCTGATGCTTTGTAAAGCGCCAGTAGAGATGGTGGATGAACGTAATGATTACTACGGACAACAAGCTAAGTCTCAGATGGCTTCGGTAGATAACAACCTCATGAGAGAAAACGACCCTCGTATGCCGTTATTTCATGACCGCAAATCGAAGGTTACTTTTGGAAACGGAACTTAATTTAGGAGCTTAAAATGGCTTATCCTACTGTAAGTGGGCCTTATGGCCTAGTTCCGGTGAAACTGTTGAGCGGCTCTCCTTTCGTGGGTGTAACTCGTCACATGCCTATTGCTAGTGGCTATGCTACCTCTATTTTTTATGGAGATGCTGTTAAACTTGTCACCGGAGGCACCGTTGAACGTGATACGTTCGATGCTGCTATGACACCTGTTGGTGTTTTCCTTGGTTGCACGTACACCGATCCTAACCTTGGTTACAAGGTATGGCGTCAATCGTACCCTGCAAGCACGGTTGCATCTGACATCGAAGCATTCGTTGCAGATGGCACTGACATTCTCTTTAAAGCTGCTGTTGTATCTTCGGGTACTACTATTGGCGACCTCGCTCAAACCGACGTTGGTGCGAACGTGGCGGGTGTAGATAATACTGGCGACTCTACTTCAGGCAACTCACGTTGCGCGATTTCAGATACGTCTGCTACTACTGCTACTTTGCCTTTCCGAATTATTGGTTTGGTCGAAGAAACTAAGAACAGCTCTGGTGGTTATACGGAAGCCTACGTTAAGTGGAACGCAGGTCACCAGTATGACAACACCACTGGCGTATAAGGAGAATAAGTAATGGCTATTTCACGCGCCCAACTACTTAAAGAACTCCTTCCCGGTCTAAACGCACTGTTTGGAATGGAGTACGCTAAGTATGGTGAAGAGCACGCAGAGATTTACGAAACTGAATCTTCTGATCGCTCTTTTGAAGAAGAAACCAAGCTGTCTGGCTTCTCAGCCGCACCTGTTAAAAACGAAGGTGCTGCGATTGAGTATGACAATGCTCAAGAAGCATGGACTGCACGTTACACACATGAAACCATCGCAATGGGCTTCTCAATTACGGAAGAAGCTATTGAAGATAACTTGTATGACTCATTGTCTGCACGTTATACGAAGGCGCTGGCTCGTGCTATGGCGTACACCAAGCAGGTTAAAGCTGCAACCGTGTTGAACCAAGCGTTCACTGGTTCCGGCAACCCGACTTATGGTGACGGCAAGGTACTGTGTGCAACGGACCACCCGTTGGTATCAGGTGGCTCTAACTCAAACCGTCCCGCTGTTGCGGCTGATCTTAACGAAACTTCTCTTGAAGCTGCCGTTATTCAGATTGCAGGTTGGACCGATGAGCGTGGCCTCTTGATTGCAGCCAAGCCTCGTAAGCTAGTTATTCCGCCCAATCTCCAGTTCGTAGCGACTCGTTTGCTCGAAACTGAAGGTCGTGTGGGTACGGCTGACAACGACATCAACGCCATCCGTAACAATGGTTCAATCCCAGAAGGTTACACAGTTAACCATTATCTGACGGATACCGACGCATGGTTCTTGATGACTGATGTTCCGAACGGCCTCAAGCACTTTGTTCGTACGCCGATGTCTACGTCTATGGACGCTGATTTCGATACGGGCAACAGCCGCTATAAGGCTCGTGAGCGATATTCCTTCGGGGTCTCAGATCCTCTTGGAATCTTCGGTTCACCCGGAGCTTAAAAGACTATGGGGGGCACTTGTTGCCCCCTTCTTTTTTCTATAAGATCGATCTATCCCTGACAGTCGCATTGGGCGACTGACTCAACCCAAGACAGGAGATACACATGGGTACTACCACTTTTTCTGGCCCTATTAAGGCTGGAACGATTAAAGATACCACGGGTTCTACGGTCGGAACTGATGTAACAAACGTAGGCTCTGTCCTTATGGCTCAGTCTGCTGTTATCGATATTGCTGGTGCAAGCAGTGCAAACCAAGTTGTTGCCACTATTCCGGCAAACTCTCAGATTGTTGATGCAATCTTGAACGTAACCACCGCTAATAATGATGGCACCGCTTCTACTGTGGTTGTTGGTACTTCTGCCGACGCGGATGCGTTTATCCCATCTACTAGCGTACAGTCTGCCGGTACTACTCGTGGAACGCTAGATACCGAAGCCACGGACGTTGGTGCTACTGACATTCAAGTTTTGGCTGATTTTACTGCCACTGCTGGCGATGGGACTGCTGGTGTTGCGACCGTAACTATTCTGTACATCCAAAACAATAACCTCTCTTAATTGGAGGTAAATCATGTCCTCTGATGTACTAACAAAACGAGTTACTGGGACCGGTTCTTTAGCCATTGGCCCTGCTAGAGTTCGTCAGATACAGGTTTTGACAGGTGCGGGCGCAGGACGCCTTACTGTTACTAATGGTAACGGTGGTGACACAGTGCTAGATATCGACTTTCTAGCGTCTGATTCGCACTCAATCAACATCCCTGACGATGGTATTCGTTGTGTTTCAGACGTTTACGTAGCTACAGCAACGAATATCACTGCTATGACTTTCTTCTATAGCTAGGAGGAGGACATCATGCGTAGGTACTACGCTGCTGGTGGCAGAGTCGATAAGAAGAGCATGGCTTGTAATAAGCCGCGCAGAACGCCTAATCACCCCAAAAAATCACACGTTGTAAAGGCGTGTGAGGGGGGTACCGAAAAGATTATTCGTTTCGGAGAACAAGGCGCTAGTACTGCTGGCAAGCCTAAAAAAGGCGAATCTGCTCGCATGAAGGCTAAACGTAAATCGTTTAAAGCTCGACATAGCAAGAACATCGCTAAAGGCAAAAAGTCCGCTGCGTATTGGGCTGACAAGGTGAAGTGGTAATGCCCGCTAAGTCTAAAAAACAGCAAAAGTTTATGGCTGCAGTAGCCAATAACCCTAAATTCGCCAAGAAAGTTGGCGTTCCACAAAGTGTTGGAGAAGAGTTTATGAAAGCTAAGAAGTATCAAATGGGTGGTCGTGCTATGGGTAACCGTCCTATGGGTGGCCGTGCTATGGGTAACCGTGCTATGGGTAACCGTCCTATGGGTGGCCGTCCTATGGGTAACCTTAGTGATGAGAAGCTGCATGCGATGGAAGAAGCACGAGGAAAGCCCCGTGCTCCGAGGAGGCGCGCTCCTGTAACTGGCGGACCTACTCCACGTCCTTCACGTCCTTCACGTCCTCCAATGCCCGGTGGTCCTAGCAGAGGTCCGGGCATGAAATCAGGCGGTAAAGTCCGTGGTTGCGGTAAAGCTACCAAAGGCGTTCGTAAAGCCAAAATGGTGTCGATGAAAGGGAGTTAAGCCATGGCCTTTTCTGATATGTTTAGAAGAAAAAAGCGCCCTCAAGCTAAAAGAAAAGCTAGCCGCACACGTCCATTTAAGAAAGACGAAGCCCCAGAGGAGCTACCTTCGGGGATGCGCGTTAAGGATACTGAGACTCGTGCAGTAGGTAAGCGTCGGCCTAACGAAAGCCAAGAACTAAAAGCTAAAAAAGAAGCTATGCCTGCACCTGAAATAGCGCCTAAAACGCCTAAAGCAAGTATGGACTCTAAAAAAGAGACCGGGCCTGCTCCTATGATGCGAAGAGAGGCTGTAACCGCTAAAGGTATGCCAGCAGAAGGTCAGCCAAAGTCTATTGCTGAAGCTAGAAAAGCGGGTAAAGATACGTTTATTGGTAAAGACGGACGT